TAATGCCCAGTGAGTTGTATCAACATCAGGGTTGTCATTTAATATACTCCCTGGTACATCTAATATGCAAAAGTAAGATGCTCCACCATAACCAACAGCATCATCCTCCACATAAGATGTATTCTTATTCCAGGTTCCCTGCCACTCTAATCCTGCTGGTCCAACAGGTCCTGGAGGTCCTGCTGGTCCTTCAACCCCTTGAGGTCCTTGAGATCCTACGCCAACTGTAGCGGCTAAGTCCTCTATTGTATATGGTTGAGTCTCTGCGTTTAACACAGCTGACTTTCTTTCTGTAAGATTTACATTTGTAGAAATACCTATAAATCTTGTTCCTGATGGTACTGTTGACATTATTTATTTTTTTGCAAAGTTAGTAATTATTTTATTATATTATCTTGGCTCAAACTCAGCCAAGTCAAATCCGTCAAGACTATCCTCTGTTGATTCGAAATCTACAGGTGGTAGGTTGTTCTTACGCTGCTCAATCAGCTTGGACTGTGTTGTCGCCTGCTTCAGTATTCTATTGTCCTTAGCCTTCTCCTTCATCTCGTCCTTCATAGTTATAGCCTGAGCCTCGACACCTTTAAGCTGCATATTCATCTGGTACTCAATATTCATAAGCTCCATCTTAAGCTGAGCCTCTGACTTCATCTTCTCTATCTCGTATCCAATCTCTGCCTGCTTGATCATCATCTTAGACTGCGTCTCTGCCTGAATTTGTTGCATAGCGTTCTGAGCAGCCATCTGCTGAGACTGAGCATTGATCTGAGCCTGCATCTGTTGAGCCTGCATAGCGTTCTGTTGATCCTGCTCCTGCTTCTTACGTCTCTTAAGCTTAAGCAACTGATTGGCAAGCTTAATGTTATTTATCTCTCTAATATCTATAGCGTCCTCCAGTGTGATTGCATCTCTTGAAAGTGCAACCTGAATGTTCTGCTCTAGCTTAGTCTTCTCCTCCTCGTCTGGAGACATCTCTATAAATATACCGAAGTCGTATATGTATATCTCCTTAATCTCTTCAAGAAGACTTACATTGTACTTACCGATCTGCATAGCGAATGTCTCTGCAAAGTCAGAGTACTCTAATATATCAGCAACCCTGTACGATATAGCCTCAGCCAATCCCTTAGTTATGCTTAGACTTCCGTCTAGTATGTGTCTTGTAGCTGTGTTTGAGTTTGCCGCTGCAAGCTTCTGTAGACCAACTAATGAGTTAGGATCTGGCATACTACCATCCCTAGCCTCGTTCAGTCCTGTCACGTCTCTAATCATACTTAGGTAGTGGTTGTAACTTCCGATTAACGAAGCTATCTTACCCTGACCGCTGTTAGAGTTAAGCTCCTGGATAGGAACCCTTGCGTTATTAAATTCACCATCCTGGGTGTAGCTTCTACCAATAACACTACCTGTCTGGAAGTATAGTCTTAATGCATCCTCTGGATTGTATGCCGCTCCGTTACCCAAGTCGACCTCGTTAAGTCCATCGGCATCGATGAACACACCGTCAGGTACAACCTTAGATATAACCTGCTGTAGCTTTAAGTGAGTAACCTGAATCAAGTCAGCAAATGGTATCATACGTCTAACCAAAGACTCTATATTACCCTTGTACATTCTTGGAGCTACTGCTATATAGTTTGGAAGAGCGTGCTGAGATGATGACTTAGGTCTAACCATATTCTTGGAAAGTTCCCACTTCAACATAATGTTAGTACCCATCACCATAATACCATCGTACCACACATCGATAGTCTTCTCTACCTTCTCGAACTTACCGTCCTCCATCATCTCGTTAGGAGGGTTGAACGTATCATCCTTCTGGATCATTCTAACACCACCTGTGTCTAGTACCTTTTTCTTGTATACAAATTTCTTTGTTGTCTTATAGTTAACATAAAGAAGCGTTGCAGAGTCTCTACTAAACAAGCTGTTCTGATAGAACTGTGCGTTGTTATAATAGTTGTACCAGGACTGACTGTACTTTGAAATCTCTTCAAGCTGCTCGTTAGTAAGTGTAGGATCAATCTTAAGCAGCTCAGTTATAGCTACAGTCTTAATCTCTCCCCAGTAGAAGCAATCTCTAAAGTGCGGATCCTCTGTGTAGCTGTGAACTATATTTGCAGGATCTACGTAGTCAATCTGAACACCACTCCCTGGTAGGAACTGGTGCTTAACTATACCCTTACCAAGTACGGCTAGGTCGTAGTCAACTCTGCTTCTTATGTCTGAGTACTTGTTGTCCTCTAGTATCGTGTTAATAGCAGTCTCCTCAGCGATCTCTATCGCTGGCTTGTAGTTGATCTGCATAAATAAGTTAAGCTCCTCTGAATCCTGAGGCAGCTGATCGGCATTTGTATCAAACGCATCAACCCCAAAGCTATCCTTTATCTGATTCAGAATATCCTTAGACACCATATCGGTCTCTATCATATCCTGATACTTGCTACGTCTCTCTGCAGATACTGCGTCCTGAGCGTAAGCCTTAACTCTAAAAAGTCTGTCAGACATACCGTTAACAACGATATCGACAAACTTTGGTATAATTGGAATTGGTGTCCAATCTAAATTTAAATGAGAAAGGTCACCATCTACTGATAACTCGTTCTTATACTTACCAACTGATTGTTCTCCCCTTGCGTATAACCTAAGACGATGAAACTCACCCCACTGATTATAGAATTTACAAGTTCCGCTGTCGCGTTTGAACCACTCGTATTGCACAGACTGGCAAATTTGAAGACCGTATTCGTATGATGCTTTTTCTTTATCAGAAGCAAATTGACTTGGGAAACCTGCAGGATTAATGTTAATGGTTACATCCTTCATTTACTTTATTATTTCGCTATATCTTCCGTTGTTATTATATCTTGCAAATTTAATACTTATTTTCGAATCTTTTTTAACTGCTTGAAATGTGGATCTTTGCGTTGCCATTATGGCTAATCCTGAGCTAATTGCGGCATCAAATTTGGTCCTGTCGTTTATATCAAACTTAGCCCAGTCCTCCAGAGTCTTTGTAAAGTACATAGAACCCATCTCATCTGGATCCCTGTACGTACCCTCCAGATCTAAACCCACGTACTTCTCTATATACGACTCAATTCCAGACGCGTGAGCGTGCTTAACATCCTCAGATGAGTTAGGAATACCTCCAAGCTCTTTCTCTGTCTTAGATAGCTTGTGAGATGGTTTGTCAGGTCTATTTAATGAGAACGCCCTGTAGCCTCTTGTCTTGAAGTGGTATAATAACCTCTGCTTGTTGTTCTCTATAAGTACTGGCATACCATAGAACACACAAGCCATAAGCACGTCCTCAAAGAATATCTCTGCCGTCTGCGGTCTCGCTATGTATTCAAGGAAGAACTCGTTGCTTGGTGCGTTGTCCATATTGAACTTGGTAAGTCCGTGAAGTGCACCCTTAGATCCTCCACCACCAACAGTTCCAGATATGTCGTACGGATCACATCCAAACGCCCCAATGTGCTCGTTGCCTGGATGTTTAACCCCATTCCTTGTGATCACATTATTCATAAGCTGATTCGATGGAATCCACGACACTAAGAACCTACCCCTAACATCTGGAGTCCATACAACTGTGCTATCTTCTTTACCATCCTTCCAGTGGAACGAACCCCTTGTAAGAACCCTGTCCTTTATAAGTGAGTCGTTGTAGTCAATCTGCTGGTATATCTTTGTAAGGTTAAATATTGATGCCTTGCTCTCGTCTCTAAACGCGTGACTCTCTGTCCTTGGGAACTGACGATAGAACTCGTTCAGCGCGTCAGGATCATTTTTAAGCGAGTCAACCTCGTTCTCCCAGAAGTCGATAGCGCCTATCCTTATAGGTCTTCCATCCACACCCTCTATCGGTGAATTAGGCTGTCTAAAGACAGGCATACCGTACCTATCAATATAACCCTCAAAATTCCACTCCATAGGAATAAACAGAGCGTATAGTCCAGTCTTTGTCTGCCCATTTGCGTTTCTTGTTGTTATCTTTGAATCCTCGTACAGCTTCTTAAAGTTTCCACCACCCTTCTCAAGGGCATTTACCGTAGATCCCATCAGACACTTTCCAATGATCTTACTACCCAAACGAAGACAGGTCTTACGAACCCTCCATCCGTTTAGTATGTTGTTTGGTTTTTCTAACTTTCCAGACTCGTCCTCAATGAGCAGTTTCAGCTTCTCACCGTCATACGAGTTGTCAGACGTGTTACTCCAGTCGATAGACGTGTCCAAACCTTCAAGGTTTGAGTTGTCGCTCTCGTACATATTCTTCTTGGTAATCTTAGCAGCTGGAACCCTATAGGCTAGCTCTGTCTTTGGCTTGTCCATACCGTCCATAATAGGCTTGAAGAAGAACGGGTAGTTGCTAGATATAGGCACGACCTTATCGGTAAACATTGCCTTGGCATCCCCTCCAGTCTTTGAACATATCCCAATCCTTGCATTCTTTGCAAGTGTCGCCACGTTCACAGACTCTGACGATGCCATAAACGAGAACCCAGAACGTCTGATCTTTAGGTACGTCATACCGAAGCACCTGTCGTCAGCCTTGCAAGCCTCCCAGAATATAAAAAAGATCCTGTTAGCCTCACGGAAGTCAGGGTGACCTACGTCAATCTTAGTCCACTGGAGGTACATATAGTGACTCCCTGTTATATATGTAGGCACTCCGTTATTCATAAAGAACATACCGTCCTCGCGCCTTACGAACTCATTCTCTATATAATCAACCCACTTAGCCTTGAAGTCCTTCTGCATCGTGTGCCACTGGAATATAGACTTTATATTGTGCAGCTCCTTTGGATATTCTGCCGCCTCCCAGTACTGATTCTCCTTCTTTTCGTCCCTTTTATGCACAATATTTGGGACGAGAGGTAG